ATAAATATTCTGCTTCTATTTTTTTATTTAAGTTATCTTTATTACTAAAAGCATATAATGATGCTTTATAGCTATGTGGAAATATTTCCCAATAAGGTCCTTCTTTTCCATTACATCCATTTCTTGCAGGATATATTTCTAATACAAATTTATAATTATTTATCTTTATATTTTTTCTTATTTTTGACATCTATATCTTTCATTTTTTTAATTTCTAATTCACAATAATGAATTATTTTTTCTAAATCTTGTATGCCATTTTTATTCATGTAACGACATACGTACTTTATAACGTTTCCCTGAAAAAAAGAAAGGTCGTTCTTAGAAATAAATTCATATGGTTGAATATAAAAATCTTTGTAGTGACTCCCGCCTATCTGCTTATCTTGTGGAAACGCTCCATCAAACATGTCTTTATTTGTCATATTATTTCTTCTCCTATGTTGTATTGATATTCATAACCTTGATTCATTATAAATAAATTTTCTTTTGCTCTTGTCACACCAACAAAAAATAATCTATGTTCAGTGTCCTTATTTACTTGAGCTGCTTCGTAAATAATTCTTTCTAAATCTGTAAAGAGAACTACATTCTCTGCTTCTTCTCCTTTAACTGCATGTATAGTAGATAATTTTATTCTTGCCGGTTTACCTAGATCCTCGCCGCTCGCCACTAGTTCCTTGATATAATCATATTGATAGTCTTTAAATCTTAATGCGTCCCAGCCTCCAGATGCAATCAGGCCATGTTCTAGTCTCAACTCATCCATATCAACCGAGTCTACATTTACTAGAGACTTGCCACCAGAAAATCCGTATTTTACGTCGCCCTTATCATACTTTAAATATTCATAAATGTTTCTTGCTTCTTCACCGGATATGCTCGCACCTCTATTTAATCGTCGCCAATCGTTAATTGCTTTTAGTGCTTCATTGGGCAACAGATCATTGAATTTACATTCAAACCGGTATCCAGTTTCTTGAAAAGTGGGCACCAGATTTTTCATTTGTTCATTGGTTCTAGTTAAAATCATCCATTGTCCAGAACTAAAATCTAAATCTTCTAGTTCTAAATTTTCAAAGACTCTACCTTCCGCTTTTCTAGGTTCCCATGTCTTAATTCTTCTCTCATCAATGTTATCTAAAATAGATAATGCAACTTTATGTACTGCTCTTGGCACTCTTCGTGATTCGGTTTGATGATCGGGAGTCCCTTCTAAGTTAATAAATGTTTTAGGGTCAGCGCCTTGAAACGCATAGATAGCCTGATCGTCATCCCCTGCAATGTAAGATCTTTTACAACAGGATTCGATGTAAAAAAACATTTCCCACTGCAAGGGATTTAGATCTTGGGCTTCATCGAGAAAAACGGCGTCGAGGGAGGGACATTTATTTTTCTCAACAAACTTGGAAATCATGTCTGAAAACTCATACATGTTATAATCTTTTTTATAATCAATAATATCTTGATTAATTTGATCTAGTAAAGGTTCACTAATATAATCTATTAAATCGAGTTCTACTGCAGCGTCTTGTAATTCAATTTTTTTACATCTAGAATATTCAATAATCTGCATGTATTGATTTCTATATTCATTAAAACCATTCTCATGTTGTTTAGTTTCAAAGTGTAAATCATTGTGGCCATACTTATTTTTAAATGCATTCCAGTTTTTATCTTTTAGTAACTGAGTATTGGTATCAATACCTAATAATTTAGTTCCCATTGAGTGCATCGTACAAATCCAATCAAAATCAAATGTTGGATATTCTTTTTGTATTCTATCTCTTGCTTCATTCGCAGCTGCATTACTAAATGTAATATAACAAATTTTTTTAGAATCAGTTTTATTATTAATTAATTCGTTATGTAAATGTTTATGTATCAATGTATGTGTCTTTCCTGTACCTGGTGGACCAGCGATTACGGTTCTCATTCAAACGCTGCCGGTTGTTTTTCTATTCTTCTAGGTATATACTTTTCAACTTCTATTTTTTCTACTGTCCAAACTTTTACACTTTTCTCGTCTTTACCCATTGTAATCTTTACAACATCTGTTTTTGCACCAAACAATTGTTCTAATAATCTTATGGTTTTATTTTTAGGATATTTCTTTTCCGACCATGTTTTTTGTTTAATGACATATGCCCAGAAATCTTTAAATTTAAAATAACTAACACCGTTTTGTGTATATGGTTTTCTTTTCAATACATCTTCCATAGACTTTCCATCTCGACTTATAAAAGTTGTTAGTAATTCTTTTAATTGTATATCTTTTTTAGTGTCATCTGGAGCTTCAATAGAAGCCATGTTCTTCATTAAAGATGCTAATTGTTTTCTCCATACTAATTTAGCAACAGGAATCAAAGGTGTGCCCAATTCTGTCATACATTCAATACTAAATTTTTCATGATCATGCAGTGTAGGTGCATCTACTTCAATAGTGTCTTCATCTATATCAACAAAAAATATTGGTGGATCTGACTCGTATTTTCTAACCGCTGTAATTGCCGGCATTCTAACGTCACCGCCTTTACCAAATTGTTTTGTATAACAAAGTCTTTCATCACAAAAATTACAGATAGGTTTATCTTTACATCTATAATCATAATCTTTTTTATCTAATTGTTTTACAATTCTTTTTATGTCGTTTGATTTTAAAGGCGGTTTAATATATTTTTCATTATTATAATCTTCTAATTTATCTTCCCAACCTATTGGATTTGCTTTCTTTACATACACTCCAATATTAAATAAACCATTGTCACGACCTGACGCTGCAATGTCCCCATTACCTTCTATAATAGGACCATTTTTAATTATAGTATTTAAACAAGGTGGTCCATCTGGAAAATCTTCTTTTGGTTTTTCTTCTGTTTTATTAACTAATAAATTTTTTAATTGAATATCTTCTAGTGCAATTAAATCATATGATTTTATAAAACTATCTATCGTTAAAGAATTACCGTTATCGTCAATTGCATATTTAACCGTTCTATCTCCACCGTGATAAGGCATGTTTAAAAAACTACCTACATCTCCTCTATCAGCCATGATTTTAGATTGTTTAGGAAATATTTCTGCTTTAGCATAACCCAAAGCTGATGCCATCAGTTGTAATTTCTGTCTCATCAATGATGCAGGTACAAATTGTTTTACAAAACAATATACGTGTGCACCACCTGATTTAGATCTAAATACAATTAGTGGTAATTTTTTTTCTCTTATTTTTTTAATTAATTTTAAATGATCAAATGGATAAGTATCAATATCGATTGCACCCCATCTACATTTATTATCTTCATTGATCGGTATAATACCAAGTCCAGGTTCTTCACCTTTTAAATGCTTTTCCCATAACTCATCCGTTACCGGTTCTCTAATAGTTTTTGATCTAACTTCGTTTTTACCATCGTGTCTAATTTCATCAGTTTTTTTAGTGACACCATGAGCACTTTCTAAACCTTTAAATATATCTTTTAATCTTTCTAACATGTTCCCTCAAGTTAAATTAAATTGGGCGCCACAAACGTAGCGCCCAAATGTGGCAATTATCTGTTTTGTTTATCCATGCTATCATGGAAGTCTTTAGCTCTTTGATAAAGCTCAGCGTCTTGTACAGGTGCTTCAGACTCTACTGAAAACCCATACCACTGATTACCTTTACCAGAGTTTAATACAGAACTTAGTTTGTAAGAGAAAGCAAATGATGCAGGTGTAAATGACCCTTGTTCATCTTTCATAGTCTGAGACATCTGAAGTGACTGCCATTTTCTTGCAACTTTGCCTTGAGATGCACTCATAGAAATTAGTGCAGTCTCTGCTTTTCCATCTTTACCAAGTATAATTACAAAGTTTTGATGTACAGTTAAAATGTAATTACCATTCTGTAATCTATCTTTACCACCATCTTTAGTAGTCTTAGATAAAATATCAGAATCTGCAGGAAAGATTTGTTCTGGTCTACCTGAACCAGTACCAAATTCTGCCCACTCTTGGTATTCCATTTTATAGTAACAAGGAATTACTACAATTCCTTCATCACCATCATACAGTTTTTTAGTCACTGTATTTAAAAACATTCCAGGTTCTGCACCTTCTACGTAATTTTGATTACGTTTCTGCGCTTCTCCTGAACCGTTTTGTAAAAGTTTTAAGATTGGTAATGCAAGAGATTCTTGTCTTACGTTCTCAAAACCTTTTGAGGCATCGTCTCTAAATAAAATAGTAGACGGTGTTTGTGCCGCTTTTTTAGTTGTTACATTGTTTTCCATGTTTAACTCCTTTTTATATTTGTACGGTTACCCACGTAAGTTTTAAAGCAATCAGGAAGTTCGATTCCAGACTCGTTGCACTCCCTGACTACTCCTTTAAGGGTCTGAGGATGTACGCCCACTTTCTGGACAGGTTCGAATCCTTGACCTTTTGCAAGGACAGCATATTGTGCCGCCTTGTTATCTTCGCCACGACCAAAGGTAACGGTAATATCATTTTTAATAATATCACCTCGACCGTTTTCACGAAGCCATTGAAAAGCTGCATCTTGATCAACAATAGATGCACTATAGAAATTAGAAACTTCAACAGTTTCTCCATCTTTCAGCTTTAATTTTTTAATATTCATTTCCTCCATCATTTGAGGAATTTCAAATTGAGAAATTATATTTGCTTTCTCTTTTAACTTTTTAACAGAATCTTCTGCGTTTGCAATTTCATCTTCTAAATCTTTTAATTGTTGAACTTTATTTGCTAACTCATTTGGATTAGCAACCATTTTAATTTGATCAACTTTATCGTCTCTAAAATTTACACTCATAATCTAACCTTTCTATTTCTTTCTAATATAATCCTACAAACTAAATTGTCAAGAGGATTCTTTTTGGTATAGTTCAATTTCAATTGGATAATATCTTCTTTCTTGTTTGTCCCATTTTAGTAATTTGTATTTTCCATTTGTAATATCAGAAACTATTGAACATGCAACTCCAATTATTGCAGGATCACCTGTAAGTAGTAAATAATCTTCTGGTGTATATTCTTTTAATAATTTTCTTAATTTAAAAACTAATGGACCAGCACTTAAAATAATTTGTGCGTTCTCTGGTAATAAAACTTTTAATTCTCCAAATTCAGATGCACCTATAATATTTATTTTAGGGCGACCTTCTCTACTGCCAGGTACATCCTGGATTACATAAACTTTATTTTTCATAATTTCTTGACTTCTTGTATACTAAATGATAGAGGGTTTCAACAGAAAGAAGAAAATAATATGAATTATAAATTTAAAACTAAGCCGTTTGCGCACCAATTAAAAGCATTAGAAATGTCATGGGATAAGTCTGTTTTTGCTTATTTTATGGAAATGGGTACAGGAAAATCAAAAGTATTAATTGATAATATATCCATGCTTTATGACAAAGGTAAAATAAATGGTGCATTAATTATTGCACCTAAAGGTGTTTATAAAAATTGGTATGATGGAGAGATACCAAACCATATGTCAGACCATATAGAAAAAGAAGTTGTACTTTGGGAATCTAGTGGTGGTAAGAAAAAAGAAAAAGAATTAGAAAGTTTATTTAAAACTACAGAAGACTTACAAATATTAATTATGAATGTAGAAGCCTTGTCTACAAAAAAAGGTAAGTTGTTTGCTTGGAAATTTTTATCTTGTCATAGAACTTTAATGGCTATTGATGAGTCTACTACCATAAAAAATCCTAGTGCAATTAGAACAAAATCAATTGTCGAACTTGGTGAAAAAGTAAAATACAAAAGAATATTAACAGGATCCCCTGTGACGAAATCACCTTTAGATTTATTTGCTCAATGTTATTTTTTAGATCCTTGGTTACTCGATCAACAATCTTATTATGCATTTAGAGTTAGATATGCAAAAATGAGATCAATAAATGTATCTGGTCGTCAAGTACAAATTGTAGTTGGTTATAGAAATCTCGGAGAACTATCTGAAAAACTAAAACCTTTTTCTTACCGATGTTTAAAAGATGATTGTCTAGATCTTCCTAAAAAAACTTACATGAAAAGAATTATACAATTAACTGATGAACAGAAGAAACTGTATAAACAAATGAAAGAACAGGCTCTTGCACATTTAAATGGTAAAGTAACAACCACTGCAACTGTTATTACTCAAATGATGAGACTCCATCAAATTACTTGTGGACATTTCAAAGCAGATGATGACTCTGTTCAAGAAGTTAAATCCAATAGACTAGATCAATTGATGCAAGTCTTAGATGAAATAGAAGGTAAAGCAGTTATCTGGGCTCACTATAGACATGACATTGCTTCTATTGTTGAGTCTATTAAAAAACAATATGGTGAAGAATCTGTTGTAACTTATTATGGTGACACTTCTACAGAAGACCGACAAAGAGCGATTAGAGAAATTCAAGATACAGAATCAGAAGTTAGATTTATTGTAGGCACACCACAAACAGGTGGTTATGGTATTACACTAACTGGTGCAAGTACAATGATTTATTATTCTAATGGTTATGATCTTGAGAAAAGACAACAATCAGAAGCTCGTATTGATCGTATTGGTCAAGAAAAACCTATGACTTATATTGATATTATTGCAGAAGATACTATCGATGAAAAAATTGTAAAAGCTTTACGTGATAAAGTTAATATTGCAACTGAAGTTATGGGGGAAGAACTTAAAGATTGGATCTAAAGTTTTTCAAATAGTATTATTATAATAGTAAACATACCTGCTACTAAAGCAGTCATTGCATAACGCATATGATTTTTAATTTCTTTAATATCGTTTTCTATTCCTGAAATTTTTTGATGAGTTTGTTTTTGCATGATACGACAAAGCTTTTCGTGAGATTCTATTTTTTCTAGAGCTAAATCTTTTTTAGGCATTATATTATATTTTGTAAGAAACCTTGACCACCTGTAAGTGATGCAAGTCCTTCACTACCGGGTGCAATGACCACTTGATTTGAATAAGGAGTATACGTAAAACCTTTAGGAAGAATTTCTCGTTCTTCAACCGGTTGTATTAATGCTTCTAAAATACCGGAAGTGTCTTGTCTGTCATCTCCTCCAGCTCTTTCATTAATTGCATTTTGACCCATGTTTTCATTACCATAAGCTCCAACTTTACCGGACATTCTATCATACATGTATTGTTCAAAATCTTCATAACCATATCCATAACCGTATTTACCAGCTACATTTTCTGCAAAAAAATCTTTATTTTTTTCAAAACCAAATTCTCCTAAAAAATTTAGTCCGGTATTTATTAAACCAGAGTAGGGAATATAAGATGGGATTTTTGTTTGAACATCTTTATAAGTTGTGTTTTTAAGATCCTCTGCTAAAGCAATGTTTGCCAGTCTAGCTTTTTCTAAACCAGTGTCTCTTTCAACGGGACCTATTGGTGCCACTTCTACTTCCTCATCTATTGGTGTTATTGTTCTTGTAACTGCATATTGTTCTCTTGTGTCATCGTCATTGCCACCTGGAGGTGCGCTTGGAGTAGTTGGTGTTTCTCCA